AGATGGGGGACAAGTTGCATGAACGTGTGACTAAAACCTGCAAACAATGTGGTAAAGAGTTTCAAGGACTGGCGTACAATTTGTTTTGCTCCAATGCTTGTAAATCAGCGTATAGGCGCAAGACGGGAGTTGATAATGTTGAAAGGGTATGTAAAGTATGCGGAAAAACCTTTACAACGAACAAATACAAAAAAATACAGACGTGTTCGTATCATTGCAGGGCGGTGTTAATCAGTGAAAATCGTAGAAGTAAAGAAAACAACGAAACGAGCTAAAGTATACGATTTGACTGTGCCGGGTTATCACAACTTTGCGATTAACAATGGGGTTGTCGTACACAACTGCATCGACAGTACAAGATATGCACTCGAGCGAGTGTACAGAAAGCACGGTAATAAAGCATGATAAATATATTCAGTTATCTCAGAGACAAAGGCTATAACGTTGTGCAGCCGCCGATATACTCAGCTATTGAGAAATGGCGCTCATGGTATAACGGCGATGTTGATAAGTTCCACACATACAATGTGTACAACGGACAGACCAAGGTCGAGTGTCACCGCTATTCGCTCGGCATGGCTAAAAAGGTGTGCGAGGATTGGGCAAACCTGCTTGAAAATGAAAAGACCCTCATAACCCTTGACGGCGAAGCGGAGCAAGCATTTTTTAATGCGGTGTGCTACGCAAACAACTTTGGCGTGAAGATCAGCGAAATGCAGGAACTTAAATCCGCGCTGGGTACGGCGGCATACGTTCCCCGTGTCATGGGCGCTGAGATAGACGCGGAGACCGGCGAAATAGGCGGCAATGCAAACGGTATAAAGATAGATTATATTACCGCTGACCGTATTTTCCCGCTGTCTTGGGAAAACCGCGTTGTCAAAGAGTGCGCGTTTGCGTCTAAGGTCACGGACGGCGACGAAGAGTATTTTTATATCCAGATACACCACATTGTGAACGGCACGTATCACATAGAAAACTCTCTAGTTAGGGCAAAGGGCTTTGAAGAAGTGGATTTGACCACGGTAAAAGGCTTTGAGAGTGTACCGCCGTCAATAGACACCGGCAGCAACAAGCCGCAATTTGTCATTGACCGCCTGAACATCGTCAACAACATGGATTACACGTCCCCGATGGGCATAGCGGTGTATGCCAACTGTATAGATCAGCTCAAGAGCTGCGATATTATCTTTGATTCGTACATCAATGAGTTCGTGCTTGGGAAAAAGCGCATATATGTTAAGCCCGAGGCGACGAGGAACCCACAGGGAGAGCCGTATTTCGACCCGCGCGACGTTGTGTTTTACGTTATCCCGGAGGACGGCGACCCGACATTGCTACTCAAAGAAAGCGATATGTCGCTCAGAGTGTCGGAACACAACACCGGCATACAGGATGCGTTGAACATACTGTCAAGCAAATGCGGCTTTGGCGAAAACTATTACCGCTATGACAACGGCAGTGTTGCGACAGCGACGCAGATAATATCCGAAAACTCCACCATGTATAAAACGATGGTCAAGCACGAAAAAATACTTGAGAGCGTGTTTATCGAGCTTGCGCAGATCATCTTGAGGCTTGGTAACGCTTACATGGGCGCAGGGCTAAACGAGAACGTCGAAGTGACTGTAAAGTTTGATGACAGTATCATCATTGATACGGAGGCGGCGAGGGCGCAAGACCGGCAGGATGTAGCTATGGGCGCAATGAGCCTTGTGGAATACCGCATGAAGTGGTACGGCGAGGATGAGCAGACGGCAATGTCAAAGCTCCCCAAGATGGAAGAGCTTGTATCAAGCGAGAATGAATAATGCCAAAGTACCCAATTACACCGGAGTTCATGCAGGAGCTTCCGGAGGCTATTGTTGTCCTTTATGAACGGCTTGCGGATTACCTCATAGCCGATATATGCAGCCGGTTCAAGTATAACGAGACGGCAACTGCAACAACGATCCTGCACATAAAACAGCTCCTAAAGAACGGCTACGACCTAGATAACATCAACAGATACATCAAGAAAACGCTGAAGCTCACCGATGCAGAGTTCTCCAAAGCTTGGAGTACCGCGCTGGGCGAGAATCAGCGTTATTTTGATACCATCGTGACAGACACGACCGGCTTTGACCGTGAGGCATTTGACCGAACGATAGCCGCCATTGCCGCGCAGACAAGCGGCGAGCTGCGCAATATCACGCGCACAATGGGCTTTGCTGTGCGTATCGCCGGACGTATGCAGATGCTTGACCTTGACGGCGCATATGAGCGCGTACTTGACGACGCACTTATGAAAGTGCAAAGCGGTATCAGTTATAACGTGGCCATTAGAGAAGCGACAAAGCAGCTCACGGACAGCGGAGTGCAGTACATAGAGTACGCTTCCGGATGGCATAACCGCGTTGACGTAGCCGCGCGCAGAGCCGTTATGACGGGCGTTTCTGCTATGTCCGCGCAATATAGCATACAGGAAATGAAATTACTCGAAACCGACCTTGTGGAAGTGTCAGCGCACAGAGGCGCACGTGATAAGGACGGTGTAAACGCATGGGATAACCACAAGAAATGGCAAGGAAAAGTTTATAGGTGGAAAACAGAAAAATCAACATGAAAGGATTGATATTATGTTAGTAGAACTTACAAAAATCGGACGTGAGGAGCGCCCCTGTGTCACCAGCCTTGATGTGGCGGAGACATTCGAGAAAAGCCATGACCATGTACTCAGAGACGTGCGTAAGCTTGATTGCAGTAACGAATTTCGACTCTCCAATTTTGGAGAGTCCTTTTATGTGAACGCTCAAGGTAAAAAACAGCCCATGGTAATTATGACCCGCGACGGCTTTACCCTACTTGTTATGGGTTACACAGGTTCGCTTGCCATGAAATTCAAGGAAGCGTACATAAAGCAGTTTAATGCGATGGAAAATGTTCTTCGCGGTAAGCTGATTGAACGCGAAAAGGGCATTGCGGTACGTCAAGCGCTAACAAAGGCATTGCAGCAGTCTACCGAAGATGAGCGAATGCACGGACACGCTTATTCAAACTATACGAATTGCATATACAAGGTGCTTTTTGGAAAGAGCGCCGCGCAGTTGCGCGCAGATTACGGTATAGGAAAGACTGATAATCTGCGCGATTGTTTTAGCCAAGAGGATTTGAACGCCGTACAGTACATGGAACACCTTGTGAGCGGTCTTGTTGGTTGTGGTTGGGAGTATGCGAAGATAAAGGAGTTTATCGAGCAGACCAACACGCGCCGTTCATTGACGGCATAAGGGGGTGATATAGTGGCAGATTATCCCGATTTTATACAGTCATGCGGTTACGGCTATGTAACCGGAATATGCGGGGCAAACTGCCGATGTACGGCATAGCTTCTTTCCCTATGTTGACGGCGTTACGGAACGCACGTACACCGACGAGGAGCTTGAAAACCTCGACCCGCCGCCGTTTGAGTTTGAGGGCAAGAAGTACACCATGTACGAAGCCACGCAGAAACAGCGGCAGATTGAAACGGCGCTGCGCAAGGTCAAGCGCGAGGCAATAGCCGCTAAGGCAATAGGAGACGATGAGACATACACAAGTCTTGCGGTGCGTTATAAGCGACTGAATGACGAATACCACGCATTCAGCAAGGCGGCAGGATTACGGGAGCAGTTAGAGCGCGGTAACATCGCGGAGTTTGGGTCAAAGGAAGCAAGAGCCGCGAACAAAGCAGCATTAATGCCGAGACAGTTACCGGCAGAATTGCAACAGTCAGGTGGAAAAGCAAAGCCGCCAATCGAGTATGACGGTAATTTTGATGATTTCCGTCCCCTTAATCTGTCAAAAGTTGAAGCGGATACATTTCGAGTTCTGCGTGATTCTGCGAACAAAAACGGCTTTGAATATGGAGCAGTAATAGAAAACGGAAAAACCGGAAATATTGTTACAAGCAGCTTACCGGGCGCTGTAAAGATTTCTCTTGATGAGCATGGTAAGGGGCTGACGGTTCTCCACTCGCATACAAACGCAACGCCGTTTTCTGCAAAGGATTTTGAATGGCTGCTTGACGGCAAGGTTGACAAAATTGGTGTTATTGGGTACAATAACAATGTATATATGTGCTATATAGGCGATGGTGACAGACCGACACTAACCGAGTTTTTAGCTACTAAAAGAATGCTTGAAAACGAGGCGAACAATACCGTTGTTGCTCTCCCAGACTTCTTCAGTTGGACGAT